CTCGGAACCTGTTTTTAAAGGGTTTTGCTGACGGAAGCCTTCGACTACCCACCCCCCGGCGAGTCGGCTTGTCACGCCCGTCCTCGAGCGATTGTGTGGCCTTTCCATGCCCCTTGTGGTCATTCGCCGCCAGCCTCCCGATACGCCTCAACGATTGGCCTTGCTTCCTCAATAAACTCTGCCCTTTGCCTGTCGCTCCAAGTGCTTATGGTTTTGCTTGCGATCCATTGCCGAGCCTTCACAATGTAGTCATGCCAGAGCTTTTCTGCCTTGGGGATTGATGTCTCTATGGGGTCTGGTAGCACCCCCGCCCATAGGGCCAACTGCTTGATTTGCGTACTATTAGGAGCATTTAGGGATGGCCTGTTTTTAGCAACCCTTTCTAGCCGCCTTGCTTGTTCCCCATTGATACCAGCGACTTGCAACACAAGGTCTAGGTCTAACCCCTCCCCCCTTGCTGAAAGAATGATATCGCCAGCGTCCGCCGCTAGGCTGATAGCCCCCCCCATGTTTTTGATGGCCTGTTCCTTAGCCTCCTCTAATTTGCTCACCGTTTTCTTTAGTTCCATTCCGATCTGCTTTTCATTGTTGCTCATAGGATTTCCCTTGGTTACGCATCGGCATAGGCTGGGGCTTCGGCCTCGACCTCATCCGTTGCTGGTGGTTCGATCTCTCGAAATCGTTCTGCGTTAAAGCCTCGTTCCGGGTAGGGCGGTTGTGTGGATCGTGGATTCTCGATGCCATCCAAAAGCACATAGACCTCACCCGGTTCACCGTTTATTGATACGCCAACGCCCATGTCTCGGATCGTGTAGATCGGGCCTTCGATCGGAAACCGCCAATAGAACTGACTGAGTTCTTTGGGGAACTGGTCATCAACGCACACAACCTTGGAACCTACTTGCATCGCTTCTTTAGTCCCTTCTGCCATGCGTCCACATTCCACTTGGGGCATTCCTGCCTTCTGCGCTCGTGCACCCGCTTGGCTCGTTCCCGATAAATCTCCTTGACCCTATCGCTCCTCTGCACCCTAAAGAACAGACCTGTCCTTTTGCGGAACTCAGATAGGCGAGCGCATAAGGCGGCCCTTGTGTAAGGCTTCCCGGTGTTGGGGTTGATGTACTTTTTTGCTAGGCTGGTAAGGCTTTCCGGGGATCGGTTCTCTACCACGGCTAGGATGGCTTCATCTAATGTATCGTCCCGCTTGTGTCTGATCGTCGGCGTGTTGCCTTCGGTCTTGATCTTGGCCTCGATGATGCTTGCCATTTCCTTTGCCAGCTTATCGAGGTTCACCGTTTTATTCATGTCCCCTAGCTTTGCCAATCGTTCCCGCATCTCATCCTCAAGCGTATCGATAGCGTCTGCCATATCGGGCGTGTAGCTGGCGAGCATTGAATCTGCCGGGTCTTGGCCGTGTGGGTTCATTTGCTTTTAAGCCCATTTCTAAGTTCATCAGCTATCCAAGATTCATTGCAAGCATCTTCAATTAGATTCTTAAAATATTGTTCCATGGTTATATCGTATATTTCAGAAAGCCTTTTCCACTTGCGATAGGTGTCTGGCTTCATATCCATCGTAACAATTACTTTTGTAAGTTTCATTCGATTGCCACTGTTGCGTAACGCCCAACTCTGCGCATTTCCCGTTGGGCTTGGCGTTCGGTCTTGTAAAACACATCTACGACTGGCGCACCCTTGCTTGCCTTGCGAGCTATTACAGCCGTCCCGGTATCGTGCGCCACATATCGTTTGCCCTCAACAATCACATTGGAGCCGTAGGGAATGATTCTAGGATCGACCGCACATGACCTCCCGCTGACCAATCGCTTGCCTGTTGAGCTCTTTAGGTTGCTTGTCCAGCCGTCCTCGTTTTGCCAATAGGCAGTAATTCGGCACATCATCACTTTCTTTGGGGTCTTGCGCTCCAGCTTTTTATTGATGTAGATCGTGCTGGCTTGGCTGGTTGAGGCCATAATTAAAATCAGACTCACCGTTTTCGTCAGCCAGAAAAGGCGGTCTGATAGGTGCTTGAACCTTCTCGATGGGCTTTCGTCTCCCTTGGTTAGCTTGCCTTCTGCCTCGGTTGGCGTTTTGAGTTTAGCCATTTCTGCCTCGATCTCGGCTTTCGTCATTTGGTTTATTTTCATGGATTCCCCCAGAACATCCCGACTCGCCTGATCTTGCCTTGTGCCTCAAGCCTGCGAGCGTGATACTGCACTGACCCCTGACATATCTTGAGAGTCTTTGCTACGACAGCCGTTGGGATTCCGTTCTTTAGAAGCTCGGCCACCGATGCCCGGATCAATTCCACCTTTTCTTGGGATCGGTTTGGGGCATAGAGCTTTTTCATGTCACACTCAAAAAGGAGCGATTCAAGAATAGCCTTTGCCTTGACCTCTGCAGAACTAATCATTTCTTTTGCCTAGCTTTAAGCTCTATTTCGTCAAGTGGGTGATTTGATTATTCACAAGTAGTAACGAGCAACCTTCTTTCCGCCCTCTGTGATATGCTCGCCTACTTTCACATCAACCCCGGCCTTCCGTAAGTCATGGATGCGAGAGGCCAAGCGAAAACATCCATATAGGTTTAGAGCCTCTAACGATGTGATGCTTCGACCTTCGTTTAGGTGGGCAAGTATTTTGGCGTTCTGCTTGTTTCCTATTGATCTAACCGGGTGATGGGTTTGCCGTGGCTCAACAAAGTCCATCGTGAGTTGGCTGGCAAAGTGGTAGCTCATTTTTTCTTTTTCCTACCCCTCAGGAAGTTCTGCGGGTTGCCTTTGTTCCACGCCTTGCGAGCCGTAAAGTTTCGCTTTTTAGCAAACAAGATCGTGCCGTGGTCACATCCCCAAGCCTTAGCCAACGCATTAACCGATATGCCAGTCTTTAATTGTTCTGCCCACAAGTTCCATCGCTTCTGCACTACATGATATGCCCGGTTTCGCTTTTGGCGTTGCCCTTGCCTTTTAACAAGCCGTAGATCGTCTGGAACTACGATAGGGGTATCTAGGGTCTTTTCCTTAACCAAACCCCCGCCTAGGGCCAATTCTGAGCGAATTTGGCCTATTGTGGTGTAGAGTGAGGTTAGCTTTTTGTTGAACTCGTCTCGCTCCTTCTCAAGCATGGCGATTCTGTGGATGGCCGCTGGAAGGGCTAGTTCATGTAGATAATTCATGGGCACCCCGCTTCCACCCATGCTTCATGAGTTGTAAACCCCATCACTTTATAAGTGGGCAGGGATTCGCATTGGCTTCTTGGTGCTTGTTTCATTGGCTGGTTTCCTTTCGTGTTGGTTGTTTGGTTTCTCCGCTGACAATTTCTAGCGCAAGCCTTCCAGTCCTTGACCGGGGCACGGCCTCCGACTTTCCATCCATTGCTTTCGTAATAATCAAAAGCCGATTCCGCATCTCGGATGTTCCATTTGATTTCGGTTGCATAAGCCAACCAATCAGAGCGAGTGGGACGCACTAGCGTCCTCTCTCTCTTTTCTGGCTTCTGGCTTCTGGCTTCTGGCTTCTGCCCCGTGACAGGAGCGTGACAAGAGCGTGACATTGCCGTGACATTGCCGTTACGGAATCGCATCTGCCTGTCAGCGTCAGACTTGCGTGTGCGCTCATCCTTCACCATTCGGCGTGAAATAATAACATCTTTTTGAAAACTGAACACCCCGGCGGCACACAACTCATCCATCAATTCAGTAGTCTTTTGAGGGGTAAGGCCAACGATCCGGGCTATCTGTTCTGAGGTAGCTGGCCGTCCACCAATCAAAAGATGTCCGTGAGTTTCAGACTTTGCCATTAGTGCCAGCATATCAATCCAAAGTCCTCTGGCTTCTATTGAGCAGGATCGAACCGCTTCATCGGATAGCCAGTCTGAAGCGTAGAACTTTATCCAAGGCAACTTCACTTCTTGGCCTCCTTGTCCCTTTTTTGATATCGCTTGGCTCGCTCTAAAAGTTCTTTGGTAACTTTGTGAGAAAACTCCAGCTGGGTTATTATGTCTTTGTAATTTTGGTGTTGAGCGTGGCTGAACTCATTGAACATTTCTTTGAGCCGTCCCCGGATGTATCCGTGAAATTCGTCCAACAATTTAAGTCTTTTTACGCTCATGGTCTTGGAGCCTTCGGCCACTCGGCCCACTGGGTTAGCTCTGTGCAGACCTGCCAGCCATTCGAGTAGAAGTTGCCAGAGAGATACCGACCACCGACAACATCTGCGCCAGTATCAATTAGCACTCTGGTGTTTTCCCTAGGCTTGTCTCGCTTGCTTCTCCATTCCAACATTGACCAGCGAATCACTGGCACATTTATATCAATATACATCTGGTAGCCTCCGTATGGCCGTAGCCACTTCCTCCAATATGTTTTTTTGAATTGCATCCTCGGAACCATCCGCAAGAGACTGGACAAGCTCTGCAACACGATCTCTTTCAGCTTGCGCCACTTTGCGGAAGTTCTCACGGAGGATGCCCGGTATCTGATCGCTGAACGATTTGATTAGATCAGAATGGGATATCGTCTCCTTCATTTTTTGCCTCCTTTCCATCGGCGGCCATCAGCACCTCGGCGATGATCTCGTTTCGGATCACATCATTCTTATAGGGTTTACCATCCGGACCATCCTTTAATGGTTGCTTTGCCAGCCATTCCAAGTAGTTCAAACCATCCTCGCTCCTAGCAATCTGGCGAACCGATACGCCTTTCCACTTGCCAAACTTTAGAACGATATCTCGCTCCTCGGTGGCCTTTTGGCTTGTTACCTCAGATACGATCTTAATGGCTTCCTTTGAGGGTGCTTCGTATTTGTCGGTGTTAATGTCCTCAAACCCTCCGTGTGGAACTTCCTCGGCTGGCGTGGTGGAGAGGTTGCGGTCAATAAGTACGACAACATGGGCAAATGCAGAACGACAAGCTCGACTGATTGCCCTAGTCTGGCACATCGCACGTTTGGCGTAGGTCGGACGGTTTGCCCAAGTCGGTTCATCATCTCCCACAAATCCCTCGGCGGTTGCTATCACTTGCCCATTGTCCATGCGCCTTACCTCGCCGATGCAACGAACTCCGCCCTCGACTTTTTCAACATCTCTTGCCGAAGCAACGCATCCATGCGCTACTGCGATGGACTGCCAGCCTTCCACCCGCACATAGTCTTTATTGCCTATGCGCTGGGCAGTGGCCTTGACGATTTCTCGGCAAGCCCCGGCCACATCGGTAGCCTGTCGGATATGCGTTGCCACTCCGTTGTTGGTTACTGCTAGCTGGTTCTCGCTCATTTTATTGGTATCCTCTTTGGTTCGTGATCGTAGTCCCCAAGTGACTGGCGATCTTCTGTGCTTCCTGACTTGGGCAGATTTAGTGATCTGAAGTCTCTTGATTCATCTAGTTCAGTATCGGGAATTGGCCCCCAAACTCGCACGATATAATCCTCAAGATTTTCATTTGGTAGCCTTGGAGGATTCGGCGGATCATGCTTGGCGCATTCTCTATCAATTTCTTCTCGGGTCATTTTAATCCTTTCAAGATCGGAACGATCCATTCTGCGCTAATGTTGTGTGATGGTATGCGAAACACAAAGATACCAAGCTGTGCGGCAAGGTTGTATTTTTCCATGTCCCGCAGGAATCCTCCGGGGCGCAGGTGACGGCCTCGGATAAACACGCCTCCCTCAAGCTCAATGCAGAATCGCTTGCCGTTAGTTTCCCCATAGTAATCCATGCGGAACTTGCGCTTGGGTGCAAACTGATATTCCTTTTGTAACTCGCACCCGCCAAGGGAACGCCAAAGGATTTCAAACTTAGTTGATGGTTTCAATTTCGTCCCCACCACTTTTTCTCTTCATATTGTACTTCACCCCATGACTGCTTGTCCTTATACAATTCATCCAGCCGTTTGAGTTCCTCGGCCACCATGAGATTAAACCTGCGCCTTTCATAGTTGGCTTGGTCAATAACCTCGACCAATTTCTTGAACCCAAACACAAGGAACACCACGCCGAACACCAATAGAAAAGTAATCATTCCCGAATCCTCATCTTGTGCCATTGACCGCAGTAAGAATGCGGGTCGGTCTGGGTTGGGTAGCGATCATCCTTTTTCATGACAAAGCCCTCGAAGATCGTCTCGCCAGCTTTGCGGTTCTGAAACTCCATCTCCTCCCAGATGGCTTTGAGTCTGGCGTGTTTGAAGGTTGGCATCCGCAGTAAGGCATTATCGGCAAGCTCAAACGATGCTGGCTTGATCTTTGAAAAGAACTTGCGCCGCTCGGCATAGGGCAACGGCTCCATTACATCTATTAGGATAAGCGTGTTTTTCCCGGTCTTTGTGCGGTTGCCCATCCATTCGCAGTCAAGGAAGCGTGAAGCAATCTTGGTTCGGCCTAGTGTTTTGAGAATATCGCCCTCATACTTGGCTCGCTCGCCGTGGCGGTTAAACACC